CAAAATGATGCAGGTACATCTACAAAGTGGGCTGAGAAAACAGGCGAGGAAATTGTTGATGACATTATTGAGGCAAAATCGAAAGTGGATTTATTAAATGGTCATGAAGCTGATACATTGCTGTTGACGCCTAACGCTAAGAAGCAACTTCAAAAGAAAGTATTCAATGAATTTACAAAACAAACAGCTTTACAATACATTCAATCAGAAAGTTTCTTCAAACGTATTGAAACAATTAATGATTTTAAAGATAAAGGATTAGCAGGAACAGATTGTTTTGTTGTACTGGATTCTTCTCCTGATGTCGTGGAGTTAGGGATTCCATTAGACGTTATGCGTCATCCACAAGAATACGCATTCCCAAATACAAAAGTGCCATTTGAAGAACGTACAACAGGCTTAATTGTTCGTTATCCGATGGCTATTTGTCGTGCAGACGGAATTTAAGGAGGGCTGAACAATGTTAGTACAAAACAAAGGAAATCACTCTTATGAAGCTAATGGTCTGACACTTGTGCCTGGTACAAATAAAGTGGACGAGAAAGATTTTGAACATTTTCTTACTCATCCATTAATGCAGCATCTTAATAAAAAAGGCGAATTTGCCTATGACAGTGATAGAACTAGACCTTCAGCAAAGGATGCAATTGCAATGATTGAGGATGCATTTGATATTGATATGTTGGAAGCTCTAAAAGCTGAAGAGGACCGTAAAACTGTACTGGATGCCATCAATAAACGCATTGAAGAATTAAAAAATCCTGAAAAATAGGAGGGATTGCAATGCTATTAACCACAATTGAACGTGTGCGCTTATTAGGAGCTGAATTTGAGGCTATTTCTGATGCAAGATTGGAGCTATACATTGAGGATGCTTCGTTGGAAGTGTCCTCTTTAGGCGTTCCTGAGGCGCATCATGAGCGCCTTACACGCTATTTAGCCGCACATCTAGCCATTCTATCAACAGAGCCAAAACAAGCTGTTATACGCGAAAAAGTAGACGTTATAGAGCGTCAATATAGTGATCCAAATAAAAACTTAGGGCTGTTAGGGTCGAAATACGGACAAGAATACCAACGAATTTTAGAAGATTTAGCAGAGTTAGAAAAAGAACCGAAAAAACACTTGAATTTGATGGTGATATAGATGGGTGTACAAATTCAAAGCAGAAACAATATTCCTCGTATCCTACAGTCTCTACGAGATTTAGGAAAATATGAGATTGAAGTAGGGATTTTCGGTAACGCTGAATATGTCATGATTGCAGCTGTACATGAGTTTGGTGTCACGATTCAAAAAGAAAAAGGCTCGATTGTCATTCCCGAACGCTCGTTTTTGCGAACTACATTCGATGAAAAGCAAGATGAATGGTTTAAATTCGTGAAAAAACAATTAGAACATGTTTTTAGTGGCCGCATAAATGTTCGGACATTGTGTGAAAGGCTGGGTGCAAAAATGGTAGCGGATATTCAGGAAAAACTAACTGATTTAGATACGCCACCCAATGCTCCAGCAACTATTGTTAAAAAGGGTTCTAGTAATCCGTTGATTGATAGTGGTGGTTTGCGTATGCGTATCACTTATAAGGTGGTGAGACGTTAATGCCTGAAAAGATGTTGTTTGGCTCTGTTATCCAATCGCAAGGTGTGCCTTTTATTGCCCATATGCAAGGTGAAGGTGGCTATGTTGATGGAGAATGGGTTACAGGGCAAGAAGTACCTAAGGAAATGACAGGTATTATCTTGCCCTTATCTAATGATGATGTAAAGTATGTGGAAAATGGCACGTATACGGTTAAAGAGCGAAAGTTGCTGACAGTAGAACGGATTCCAGAAGGCACCAAGGCGGAGTACAACGGTGAAAAATATACCGTACAAGCTTTTAAAGATTATGCAGCATATACGGATGTAAACATCTATCTGATGAGGTGGCGTGAGAAATGAATTTAATGAAATTAATTCGGAATGAAATAGCCACTGATACGTCCATAGCCACTATTCGTGCCGATCAAATGGGAAAACTACCACCGTTGCCATACAGCACGTATAAAATCATTGGAGATAGGAAGGGGAAAGGTCGTGAAAATCTTTCTCATACAGACCAACCTGACGCTTTAATCGAAACACGATTACAGGAACGCAACGCCACAATTTCATTCAATGTATACGGAACTTCGCACGACAACGCTTATGAAGTGGCTTCGCAGCTTCGGAAGTGGTTTGAGGGGCGAGGTTCTTTCTTTTTAGATGGATTGGGCGTAGCAGTTGCAAGTGTTTCTGATGTTACCAATCGAACGACGTTTTTAGTCGAGTCTTACGATGAAAAATGGGGCTTCGATGCAATAGTCAGATACAACGAAACAGATGAATACGAAATTGATTACTTCGACAAAGTGGAATATGAAGTAATCGTAGAAAGGGAGTGATGTCATGGCTGCATCCGATAAATCACGATTTGTAGAGGTCAATATTACACGTGAGACTAAGCCAGTTGCAGAGAAAGGTTTCGGATTACCTTTGCTTCTAGCGACAAATAAAGATTTAGGTTACAAGATCTATACAGACATTTCAGAAGTAGCGGAGGATTTTGTAGAAACAACTAGGGAGTACAAATTAGCTACACGTATGTTTGGTCAGTCACCAAAAATACGAGAGCTAGCTTGTTATGGTACCTCATATGTTTCAGGTGCCGATGATGTTACAGCATTGCCAGCCGCCTTAAATGACCTTGTGAAAACTAATAACGATTGGTTTTATCTTGTATCTGTAGAAAGTGGCGATGCAGAAATAAAGGCACTATGTGAATGGATTTCTACACAAGAGAAAATTTATGGCGTTACGACTGAAAATATTGCACTAACAGAAGAACTGAAAAATAAATATGAAAATGTTCTAGTATCAGTGCATGAAGATGAACATGCATACCACGCGGAGGGATTAATTGCTTATGGTGCTCCACAGGTTATTGGATCCTATGTATTCAGTCATAAGCAAATCAATGGTGTTGGTGCTGCTAAGTTATCCAATGCGGAAATTAATGCAGTGATTGCAAACAATGCCACAACATGTATTAGTGAAATGGGTTGGCTGATTAATGCAAGCGGAAAAGCAATTGGTGGAGAATATTTGGATGTGATTCAAGCGGATTACTTCCTACGTGCTAGATTACGAGAGGACGTGTTCCAATTGTTGGCGACTGTGAAGAAAGTGCCTTATACAGATTCAGGTATTGCAATGGTTGTAGCTCGCATGGATACACGCTTTAAATCGGCTTATCGACAAGGCATTATTGCAGAGGATGACAATGGAGAACCAGATTATCAAATTACATTCCCACGCCGTAAAGATATTCCGAAAAATACAATTGCCCAGCGTATTTTACCGGATATTAATTTCCGTCTAGTGATTGCTGGAGGGGTGGAAAAAGTACAAATTAATGGTGTGCTAACACTGTAAGGAGGGATTTAATTGGCTGTACACAATTTTAAACATACACAGGTTATCGTAGCTGGCAATATTATTACTGGCTACGGTGATGGCGATGCTATTTCAGCAGAAGCAAACGAGGATAAATGGTCACAAAGTGTTGGTGCAGACGGTAATGTGACCTATAACGAATCCAATAACGAAACAGCAACACTCACATTAAAATTAAAGCCTAGTTCGGCATCTGTACCTGTTTTGCATCAACTCTATAAAAGTGGAGAGTCGTTTGATTTTATGATTCATGACACAGAGTTAAATACGCGTGTTACAGGTGAAGATTGTCGTATTCAAAAATGGCCCACATTTTCGCGTGCAGAAGAAATGGAACCACGCGAGATTGTCATTTTAGCGGCACATTATAAAGAAGATTAATAATAATTAGGAGGAATTTAACATGGCATTTAAACCAAAAACACAGGAATACACATCAACAGAAGGCGGTAATCAGTATACGTTTCAAACTGTTTTGCCTTCGGTTTGGGCAAAAGTAGAAGATAGAATTACAGACAAAGGTGGCAAACTGTTGTTATCAGTGGCAATGCCTGAAATGCTTGAAAAAGTGGTTGTTACGCCACAAGGGTTGGTGTTGGATGATTTTGAATCGTGGACAGAGTTAGAAGAGGTAACAATGGCAGCCTATCGTTTTCAACGCAAAGGAAAATAAAGCATTATTTCAGCTGAGGGGCATTGAACATGTCCCTCGTTTTTATGTTGAACAGGCGAATAGTCAATTTTGGCGTTATTTAATTCCAGAATATTTTCCTGCATACAAGCCAGCAGATATTGATTTGTTGAGCCAAGAAGAAATTTTAGAGCACTTAGCAGCAATACATGAGCGTAGAAAACGTGAACAAGAACAAAGACAACGTAGTGAAAAATACTTAGCAGCTTTGTTTGGAAGGAAGGTGTAGAAACATGTCTACATTACGTGATATGTATGTATCTATGCGCTTTCGCGATCAGGCTTCTTCGGCTTTACGAAATATAGATAGGCTAGTAGATCAAATTGAACATGGTTTCCATAGTCTA